AACCAAGTATTCGCTTGTAGAACTGATTTTGCTTTCTTATCTGTTGTTGTCCAATCAATTCCCAGTATTAAATCTACGTCTGATATCTCTATAAATTGCATGTTATTTGCTCCTAATATTTATTCATTATACTCTTATTTCTTATCCTCTTTATGACTACTAACTACTATTAGTATATAAGAAGAATACGGTTTGTTGTCATCAAGTAAGAATGGTTATCATTTGGTGTATTTTGTATTTTCATCATTATTCAGTTTTCATAGGCATTAAAAAACCCCACACTAGGCAGGGTTGTTTTCACTTCTTAATCTTGGAACACTTTCGGCATTCAATCTGTACAAAAATATCCGACTCATAATCATACTGGTGAGCACAAAACAATCGCTTTAGAAATCCGAACATGACGCATACCCCAATAAGTTGGCTTGTACATCATACCTCATAAATGTTGCCGTTCTTCAAATGGTCACGCCATATCCGATTGTTGCTGCATAGAATCCACATTTTACCGTCATGGAAGCTAAAACCGTGTTTGTTTATCTTCCAGTATGAACCCCATATATCAAGATGGGTCGCCTTCTTTGGTTTTTTCATCTACAAACCCCTGCAATACTTTTATTAGCTCTACTGCGCCTTTTTTGTTTATCTTGATAATGTCATCACATTGCATAACATATATATGATCTTCGCTAAAATCGAGATTTAAATCACACTCAAAACCTGTATTGCTTGGTTGTTTTATAAGCTTATTCATTACATTCTCCAACTTCTTCAACAAGATGGATGGCTTTTCGCAATTGTTTAAGTTTCTCATATTCCTCTATGAGTGCTAAAACCATTGTGTGATCTTTGGCCTCATCTAATCCACCACGATTTTGCACTAACTCCCAAGCGTCAATGTATGGTTTTAGGTCTTCAATAATTCTAAATCCGTGTATAGATTCAAAAGATCTTTCGCTGCTACATCCAAAATGAAACCAAACATTTTTATGTGAAGCATCAATCCACCCAAACTTTTTAATAAACTCAATTGCTTTCATTGAAAATACTCCGTAATGCCGTAACGACTTGTTTAATTTCTTCTTCGGTGCGCCACTTTGGATTTCCCATTGATAGGGATGGATTTGCAGTATTCCCATTGATCCAACCTTGCGAGTGAGTTCCATCAATAACGTAGAAATCTTCCATGCACTTCGGCTCAAAAGGCGCAGGCACTTCAATATTGTTTATTGTGATGGTGCGAGGTTTTAGGCGAAAATCACGCTTAAAATGATGGGTCATATCCATGTAAACCCATTCGCCTAACTTTTCATCGAAGTATTCAACTTCTTGATCATTCGCCAAAGCAATCAAAGCCTCTTTACCGCTAATTAATTCGCTCATACCATCCATCCTCCAACCACACCGATAATCAACCCAACCACACCGCAAATCATACTACTCAACAATGGATAATCCTTATAGCTTCCATTGAACTTAACCTTTTCAATCAACTTCAACCACAATGGTTTTTTGATGAATACTAATGGCTGATTAATGCCATAAAACTTGATGAAGTACTTGTCTTCTTTCCAGTGCGTAAATCCTTCTGGAATTGTGTTTTGAATAAATTTCAGTTTAATTTTTGATAGTTTGTTTTTCATAACAAAAACTCCCAAGCAACATAAACAGCAGCGAATGCAGAAATAAAACACAATGTAATTAGCGTAGATAGAATAATAATTCCATGCCATCCAGTGCGTAATATAAATTCAAGAATAACCGCAATCATTGCTATTGCGACTGGTAGCGCGAAGGCTAGTAATTCGATTGGGATCATTTCAAAACCTCTAATAAAATATTATATTGGGCTACTGCCTTCGCATACTCACGATCATAATGATCAAACATGATTCGATCATTGATCTGATTATATTCAGTTGCTTCCACCTGCAAACGATCAATATCCTTCTGCTTATTTTCCAGCATCTCTCTTACTTGTTGTTCTATTTTCATTTCTTCATATCCTCTCGAATCAGTTTTTTAATGTAGGTGCTGAATTCTTTGTCTTTTAAGAAATCCAGCATCTCGTTTTCTTTAATCTTATTGAATGAAACGCGCTTTGTTTCACGCGTGTGGTTGTAGTCTTTTTTACTTACATCTAACATAAAAGCTTTTTCCGTTTTTTGGGTTATATACAATTTTTCCACAATTATCTTGCTTTGGTGTAGCCCAAGGATTATATGTTATTTGTCTAAAAACACCGTCAGCCTTATAAATACCACCATTATTAAGAATTTCATTTTTCAAACCAATACCACATCTTTCAATTCTGCTATGCATGCAATACATTTCACCATTTGGCATAACTACATAATTAATAGTTTTATCCATTGCAGTTTTTGAATTAGAGTTGCAGCTCAATAAAAAAACAAATGCAAATAAAGCAATTTTCATTTCACACCTCACTTTGTATATTCTTATTATGCTGTAGCTACAGTTATTTGTACAATTCATAATTCTAATATGCTTATTTGTTTTTCTTATACATTAAAAAAGCCCATCAAATTAATGACAGGCTTTCAAAGGAGATACTTCTGTGAACAACTAAAGTATCCAAAGTTAAATTTTCGACGACTTAACAATGTTGAGTATATATTAAAAAACCCACCTTTTACAGTGGGTTCATTTATATCTATTTTTGGTTATGGCGTACCTGCTCCATTACCAGTTTCCGAGCCAGTTCCAGCAATCGGCTCAACCATCTTGGGATCGGTAATCCCATAGTCAGCACCAGACTTGGCAGGATCAGCCACACGACCTACTGCAACAGTTGAGCCTGTTTCATCGTAGTGCTGGCGTTCAGATGGGTATGTATAATTGTAATTCGGTTTAACCGTATCTTTAGGTAAAGTCATTTTTCTTTACTCCTTAAATGTTGGTAACTAAATAACGGAACGGAATATTGTCGTTATCTAAAACTTTCTGCCAGTTGGTAGCGAGTGTTAAATCCGACCATGACGCGAACAATGCTTCGTTTTTAGTACCGCCTGTCAAGGTTGTGCCAAGGAAGCTATAACCCATCGGATGAATCAACATGTCACGACGAGTATGTAGCAATTCATGCCCTGCACCGTTACCAGTCAACTCAGTTGAGCTTAGCTTCATGTCACGCACGTTACGCACTGACTCGGCAGCGAATGAGTTAACATTCAAGAAGTAAGAAATGTAACGAGCTGTGGTTGCTGTACCGGCAATTAATGTGCCACGATCAGATTCAACTACTACACGACCATTGTATGTATTCACAGTACGCAAGTTAGCTGGATCGGTAAATGGAACAAGTAATTGCGCTTTACGCATTGCTGCGGCAACTTTAGGGTGTACAACTAGTGCACCAGTACCACGAGAGCTACGCTTCATCGTTGCTTCTACGTCAATAAAAGCGTCAACATTGAAGCGGTTTGCGTCAGTGATACCTGAACCAGCAGAAATATCAATGCTTAGCGACTTATCGCCAGCTTGGTCAAGGTTGCGAATACCGAATACAGTTGCTACTGCACGGTTTTCAGCTTGTTGTGCCCATAAGCCGTCAATTTGCTGACCAATTAATTGTAGAGCCGACTCACCAGCAGCCAAAGCTCGTGTTAAATGAGATTCTAAGAAGTGCTCATTTAGATAAGCCATACGACCACTCATTTTGCCAGCTTCGATTGAACGAGGCATTGCAATGTCGGTGTAAATCGTATTGCTGTAGTTTGCTTCTAAGTCTCCATCAATATCCATGATGTATGGGACGGTGAAAGTATCAGTACCAGCCGAAACTAACTGTGCAATCTTACCATCAGATGCAAATGCACCAGAAGTCCAAAACGGTGTTAGGCGCTCAGGATTGGCATTAGTGGTGCGGAGTAATAGATCACGGTCAAAGACCGATTCTAATGTAGCCATGTTTTAAACTCACTTTAATGGGAATATTTTATTAAATAGTTCAGGATTTCGAGAACGAAGTTCCTTCATCTCCGACACTGTATATTCATTTGGTTTTTTATCGACCCCGCCGCCAAAACCACCAGTAGCACCGCCACCACTTCCGCAATCCGCAGCCAATAAAGGTTTAAAAGCTGCATTTGTACGAAATTCTTTTTCTAGGTCTTCGAGTGATGCTGCACTTAA